ACAAGAGAAGGTTTTAACATAGGATACTACGAAGCTCCGGGGTGATCAATATGATTGAAGTAAAAATAACAGAGCAAATGAAAAAGAAAGCTTGGCGTAAAGCTAGGGAGATGGGTAGAATTAATAACTCTATTACAAGGGGTGATGGTAACATAGCTGGATTTTTGGGTGAGGAAGTTGCTAACTTTTTAATAAAGGGTGAAGTAACCAACACATATGACTACGACATAGTAAAAGATGGTAGAAAATATGACGTAAAAACAAAGCGATGCACAAGCGAGCCTAAAGATTATTATGAATGCTCGGTAGCCGCCTTTAACACCAAACAAAAGTGTGATGAGTATGTTTTTGTAAGAATAGAAAACATAAAAGGCAAGTGGGGTAGGGCTTGGGTTTTAGGCCACTATGATAAAGATAAGTATTTCGATGATGCTAAATTTTTGAAAAAAGGCCAGAGAGACGGCGATAATGGTTTTTTAGTTAAAGCTAATTGTTACAATATGTCGATAAAGGATCTTAATAAGTATGAGTGAATTAATAGATTTACACAAAGAATTTGATAAGGGAAACAAATATACTTTAAACGTAGCCACAGAGCTTGCAAAAATACTACCAGAAGAATATAGGGTTATCGTAAAATATGATTCTGACGATCTTCCAGAATATGATGACGATAAAAAGAATGTGCTGTTTGCAACGTCGAGAGAAATGCATGACGTAGCAAACTGTCTTTTTGACAAGAATGTGTTTATTGTTTTTCAAAACTATTTTTTCTTAGACCGATGGGACAACCCATACCACAATCCCATTTCTTTTCCCATGCCTATTGGTACTTTTGTAGACATACCTGAAGATATTACACTTAGGCCATTACACCAAAGAAAGTATGATTTTTCTTTCGTGGGACAGATACCGCATACAGGCACAAGAGATTGCTTTAAGCGTAATCTTGACGCTATGCTTGAAGAAACTGGTAAAAAATTTAATTATTTTGTCCAGTATACCGATGGATTTGGGGATGGATTATCCCATACCGAATATCTAGAATTATTAAATGACTCTAAAATAGTTTTATGTCCATGTGGTGCTTATAGTAATGAGACATTTAGATTTTTTGAAGCCATAAGGATGGGTGCTTTCCCAGCCGTTAGGATACTACCTAAATTTTGGTATTATGAAAATGCGCCCTTTTTAAAAATACATTGGCAGAAACTAGATCAGCTATTGTCATTTTCTCTAAATAAGATAAACTCAGATTCATCTGGGCTGATTGATAAAATTATAGAATATAATCAAACAGTATTGAATGAAAAACGTGTCGCTAACTATTTAGCCAATGTTATAAAGAGCAAAGAAACCATGAACAAGCTTGAGTTAGCCCAGCAGGTAAGAAAGTTTAAGGAAGAATTTGATGCTAGCACTTAATTGCAAGACACACTACAGTTTATTAAAGGCGTTCTCGAAAAGCAAAAACTTAGCGCAAAGATGTAAAGAATACGGTTACACTTCATGTGTTATAGCTGACATTAAAACAATATCTGGCGCTATGGATTTTCATAAATCCTGTATAGATCATGGAATCAAACCCATAATTGGGTGTGATTTTGGAGAATATCTAATTATAGCAAAAAACAAAGATGGATGGTTTGAATTGATTAGGTGCGTCTCTGATCAGTCTTTGTCTACAGTCAAAAGGCTAGCTAAAAATAAAAATCTATTGTGTGTTTCTAAGAAGAAGAATGGAATGTCTTCTATTTTTGGTGAAAACTTTTTTCAGTATGATTATATGAAAGATGGTGTTTTCTATGTTGATAAAGAAGATGCTGAATGCCATAGAATACTTTTATGTTCAGGAATGAAAAGCACCATACCAAAAATTAATAAGAAGCTAAGGACAGAAGAAGACTTTGACAACAAAGACTTTTTTGTTGCTGATAATTTCTTTTTAAAGAAGCCAAAACAAAACAAAATACTCGATAAGATAGAATCCGCTTGTGAGGAATATGAGCTTTCTAAAAATCCCATCCTGCCTAATTTTAGTTGTCCAGAAGGCTTCAATCAGGATGATTACCTGAGAGAGCTGTGTAGACAGGGCTGGAAAAAAAGAAACATGAAAGATAAGGCAAATACAGAAGATCTAAAGAAGATATATGGAGACAGAGTTAAAAAAGAACTTGGTGTTATATTAAGAGCGGAGCTATCTGGTTATTTTTTAATAGTGCAAGATATAGTTAATGAAATAAAAAATAGAGGATGGCTAGCTGGGCCGGGAAGAGGATCAGCTGCTGGGTGTCTTGTTTCATATCTAATAGGTATCACAGAAGTAGATCCAATAGAGCATGATTTAATTTTTGAGAGATTTTATAATGAAGGCAGAAATACTGATGGTAATATATCTCTTCCAGATATTGATGTGGATGTTCCAGCAGAACATAGGGATGAGGTCATTGATTATATAAAACAAAAGTATGGCAAACAAAATGTTTCTCAGATGGTTACATTTGGCAGGCTTCAAGGTAGGGCGGCCTTAAAAGAGGTTCTTAGGATTAATGATTGTGTGTCTTTTGCTGAAATGAATGAGATAACAAAGTACATTCCTAATGAGGCCGAGATATCTGATCAACTAGAGATGATGGAAGAAAAATCTATTATTGGTTGGGCCTTAGAAAATGATCCAGACTCAGTAAAAAGTTGGTGTTTTATAAACGAAGAAGGCAATCTAGAAGGGCCACTAGTTGATGTTTTTAAAACAGCTATAAAGATAGAGGGAACAAATAAATCTCAGGGCAAACATGCTGCTGGTGTCATAATCTCTAAGAATGAACTCAAGGATGTATGCCCTATGGTGGAGGACAAAAACGGACAAATGATAGCGGCTTTTGAGATGAATGATCTAGAAAGCCAAGGACACGTTAAATTTGATATTCTTGGTATTGATTTACTTTCAAAAATAATGGAGATAGTGAGGGATGAAAAATGAATGCTACTAAGCAAGATATTAAGACTGTGGTTTTTGCTGGTTGCGCCTTGGAACTTGATGGGGTTTCAATTTGTAACCTTGAAACATTTTTAAAACATGCTATAGTTACTAGATCTGGAAAATATCAGGTGTGGTCAGACAAGCACCACTGCTACGATATGTTTCACAATATTGATGATGCTGTTAATAAGTTTTTTGACTTGACAAAAGGAAAATTAAATGGCTAATTATAGAGACATTATTGTTTTTGACTTTGAGACGGGTGGCGTTAATCCACAAAATTGCCAACCAACACAGATAGCCGCAATAGCCATACATGCGAGAAAACTAGAAATGCAACCGGGAGGCGTTTTCAATAGTGAGATTAGGCCCATAATAGATGATGAAAAGGCCATTGCTGCTGGTGTTGCCCCACTTGAAGAAAAGGCTCTAGAGATAACTAGAAAAAACAGGGATGATTTAGCAAAAGCCCCTCCACCTAAAATAGTATGGAATAAATTTGCTGAGTTTTGTAATCAATATAATTTTAAGAACAATTCATTTACAGCACCTATAGCCGCTGGATACAACATTAATGGTTACGATATGCCAATCGTACAAAGAATGTGCGATCAATATGGTCCGGTGGATTCTAAAAACGGCAGACAAAAGATATTTAATCCCATATTTAAAATAGACCTCATGGATCATATCTATTGCTGGTTTGAAAACAATCAAGATGTAAAAAGTTACAATATGGATTATTTGCGTGATTATTTTGGACTTAGCAAAGATAATAATCATGATGCGCTACAAGACGTAAAAGACACAGCTAATTTGCTTATAAAGTTTTTGAGAATGCAGAGGAATTTACTCAAGAAGATCAAATTTGAAAAAACATTTGCCAATGGGGATCTGTATGTCCAATGATTTTGATATTAACAACTTTAACGATCCAGAAGTTTGGGATTTAATTTGTTCTGGAAAGACTAAAGGTGTATTCCAGCTAGAGTCAAACTTGGGCCGACACTGGGCTAAACAGCTAAAGCCCAGAAATATATCAGAGCTAGCTGCATTGATATCATTAATTAGGCCCGGATGTTTGAAGGCTTATGCTGACGGCAAAAGCATGACTCAGCATTATGTTGACAGGAAAGCTGGAAAAGATGTTGTTAGCTATCCACATGAGTCTCTTGAGGATCTACTTCAAGAAACATACGGCGTTCTTGTTTATCAAGAGCAATCTATGAAAATTGCGCAAAAGCTTGCTGGATTCGATCTAAAAGACGCTGATTCGCTCCGTAAGGCCATTGGTAAAAAGAAAGCTGGCCTTATGGCAGAAGTTAAAAAGTCCTTTACTGAGGGCGCTCAGAAGCTTAATATAGTAAGCAAAGAAATAGCTGAAGAGATATTTTCTTGGATTGAAAAATCTAACAGATATGCCTTTAACAAATCACACGCTGTATCATATGCGATAAATGCGTACTGGAGTGCATATTGTAAAAATTACAAAAAAACAGAGTTCTATGTTTCTTATCTTAATCACTCAGAAAGAAAGCCAGATTCCCAAAAAGAACTCAAGGAATTAATAGTTGATGCTAAGTCTGTAGATATTGAGGTTTATCCACCAAGATTGGGCAATCTGTATACTGATTTTACGGCACAGGGTGATAAGATTTTCTTTGGTCTGAGGCATATAAAAAATGTTGGATCTTCAGACTGTGAAAAAATTATGTCTTTTTTACAAGAAAATGATGTTTCTAATTATACGTGGCTAGACTGTCTGATAAATTTAATATATTGCCAAAAGATAAATAAAAGAGCCACAATAGCACTTATTTCTGTTGGTGCTTTCAACGGGAAAAATAATACTGAAAACAGGAAGAAGATGCTCTATGAATTTAATAGTTGGAAAAACGATAAAGCTGCAACACTTACAGCCAGAGAGCAAAAATATATATCGGAAAACTACAGCGACCATAAAACGCTATATGGCTGCATTGAAGATCTAATTGCTAATTTTAAATTAACCGCAAAAAGAAGAGAAGCACTAGTAGAGATCAATAACTCTCTCAAGAACCCATTTTATTCATTGGATGACAGCATATCAACAATAGCTCAGGATGAAGAAAAACTTTTTGGTTGCGCTCTAACATGCTCCAAAACTGACGCTGTAGAAAATTGCATCTCAACCGTGGTGTGCAAAGATGTTGCTAACGGTATGATAACAGGTAAAGCGAATATGGTTATTAGTGTTTCT